TATGAGAATGTTCCTAAGTGGATGCAACAAGGTGTATTGGCATGGAATAGAGGTTCATTAGAGTTAGAAAATGGTTCCAAAATCTTGGCTGCTTCGACATCTGCCTCAGCTGTTCGAGGAATGTCATTCAATATCTTGTTTTTGGACGAGTTTGCATTCGTTCCAAATCATATTGCTGATTCGTTTTTTGCCTCTGTTTATCCTACTATTACTTCTGGTAAGTCTACTAAGGTCATTATCGTCTCGACCCCCCACGGAATGAATCACTTCTACCGCATGTGGCACGATGCGGAAAGAAGTAAAAATGAATATGTTCCTACTGATGTTCACTGGTCAGAAGTTCCTGGAAGGGATGATAAATGGAAAGCACAAACAATTGCAAACACGTCTGATCAGCAGTTTAGGGTTGAGTTTGAGTGTGAGTTCTTAGGATCTGTTGATACATTAATTGCTCCTAGTAAATTAAGGAGTATGATATATCAAGAACCAGAAAAAAGAAGTGCTGGATTAGATGTTTATATTGATCCTCAGAAAGGACATGAATATGTTATTTCCGTTGACGTAGCAAGAGGTGTAGCAAAAGACTATTCTGCATTTATAGTAATTGATATTACAGAGTTTCCTCATTCTGTTGTTGCAAAGTATAGGAATAATGAAATAAAACCTATGCTATTTCCAAGTATTATTGATGAAGTTGGGAGAAGTTATAATGATGCCTTTGTTTTATGTGAAGTAAATGATGTAGGAGATCAAGTTGCTGCTATATTAAATTATGATATGGAATATAAAAATCTTCTTATGTGTTCCATGAGAGGAAGAGCAGGACAAGTTGTAGGACAAGGATTCTCTGGTAAGAAAACACAACTTGGAGTTAAGATGTCCAAGACTGTTAAGAAGGTTGGTGCTCTTAACTTAAAAACATTAATAGAAGAAAATAAGTTACTTTCATGTGATTATGATATAATGAGTGAGTTGACAACATTTATTCAGAAAAATAATTCATTTGAGGCAGAGGAAGGATGTAATGATGACCTTGCTATGTGTCTTGTCATATATGCATGGCTAGTAGCTCAGGATTACTTTAAGGAATTAACGGATCAAGATGTAAGGAAAAGATTATACGAAGAACAAAAGAATCAAATAGAACAAGATATGGCACCATTTGGATTTATGGATGATGGTATGGGTGAAGATACCTTTGTAGATGCTGAAGGGGATCAATGGTTTAAGGCAGATGAGTATGGTGATCGTTCATATATGTGGGAGTATAGGTAGTATTGTTCATGCACTGTTTATAGCAGTCGTAAATCAATATTTTGATAAATATTTTCAGATTAACTGAGACTCGGAGAACAAAAACATGGCGACTCCTCAATTATCTCCTGGAGTACTGGTAAGGGAGGTTGACTTAACAGTAGGAAGAGCTGATAATGTATTGGATAACATCGGTGCAATTGCGGGACCATTCCCAATTGGACCAGTAAATGACCCAATTGATATAACCACAGAACAAGATCTTATCAATGTATTTGGTAAGCCCATTTCAACAGATGCTCAATACGAGTACTGGATGAGTGCAGCATCCTACCTTTCATATGGTGGAGTTCTAAAAGTAACTAGGGCAGCAGGTACTACACTTGCAAACTCTAATGCTGGTGCTGGTAGTGCAAATGCAACCATGACTGGTGCAGCAAGAATTGACAACTATGACGATTATACAAATAATCATCAAGATACCGATAATTCTTTTGTATATGCTGCAAAGAACTCTGGTACATGGGCAGACGGATTAAAAGTTTGTTTCATTGATGATCTAGCAGATCAAACTGTAACTTTATCCGCAATACCAACTGGTACTACTGTTGGACAGGGTGTCTCAGTTTCATTACCAAACAACACAGTAATTCCTGGTACAGGAAGTACATCTGAGTTTAGTGGATATATTAAAGGTATTGTTACTGGTATCGATGCTGATACAAAGAAACTTGATGTTAAGATTACATCAAGAGTAGATACTGATGGCAATGAAACAGCAATCGATTATGCAGAAGGAACTAAGTATGCATCATTAACAACTGGTGTTGGATTTAATACACTTAGTGTTATTAGTTCTGCAGGTGCTCTTGTCGGAACAACTGCAACTATCAATGCATCGGTTGACTGGTATAACCAGCAGACTCTTGGGTTAACAAACTCAACAATTTTCTGGAAGCAAATTGCTCCAAAACCTTTTACTAACGTTTATGTTTCAGATAGACAAGGTAAAGGTGATGGTCTACACATTGTTGTAGTTGATGACAAAGGAACAATTAGTGGAATAAAAGGAAATATTTTAGAGAAGCATGTAGGTATCTCTAAAGCAAAAGATGCAGTTTCTTCTGTAAATGCACCACAAAAGATCTGGTACAATCAGTTCTTGGCAGATTACTCAGCAAATATCTATGCTGGTAAGAACCCATCAAGTGCTGCTGATGCATATTGGGGATCAACTCCAACATCAACTGGATTCTCTTCTGGTTGGACTAAAGTTACTGATGCTGGTGGTCTTTGGGGGCAGGATGCTCAAGGTATTAAGTTTAGTGCTCTAGGTAATGTAGTTTACACATTCTCTGGTGGTGCTGACTATAATGCTACTGGTGGAATGAAGGCAGAACTTGCAGATCAGATAACAGCATATAATAAGTTTAGTAATAAGGATGAAGTCGCAGTAGACTTCTTAATCATGGGTCCAGGATGTGATACACAGGCAGAGTCACAAGCAAAAGCAAATTCTCTAATTTCTATTGCTAATCTTAGAAAAGATTGTGTGGCAACTGTTGGACCACATAGAGGAGACATTGTTGGATTAACCAACACTGATACTCAGACTGATAATCTGATTGAATACTTCTCACCACTTGCATCTTCTTCTTATGCAGTATTTGACAGTGGTTATAAGTATACTTACGACAGATTTAATAATAAGTTCCGTTACATTCCAACTAATGCGGATGTTGCTGGTCTAATGTGTCGTACAGGAATCACTGCTTATCCTTGGTTCTCACCTGCTGGACAACAGCGTGGTATTATAAACAATGCAATTAAACTTGCATATAATCCAAGTAAAGCACAGAGAGATCAACTCTATCCAATGAGGATTAACTCAGTCATAACACAACCAGGAATTGGTACTCTATTATTTGGAGACAAAACTGGTCTAGGTTATGCATCTGCTTTCGATAGAATCAATGTTCGTCGTCTGTTCTTAACAGTTGAGCAAGCATTACAGAAAGCAGCAGAAGCTCAACTCTTTGAGTTGAACGATGAGCTCACAAGAGCAAACTTTAAGAACATCGTAGAACCTTATCTACGTGATATTCAGGCAAAGAGAGGTCTTTATGGATTCCTCGTTATTTGTGATACTACAAATAACACACCTGATGTCATTGATAATAATGAATTCCGAGCAGACATCTTCCTGAAGCCTGCCAAGTCAATCAACTATGTTACTCTTACCTTTGTTGCTACACGTACTGGTGTTAGCTTCGAGGAAGTAGCAGGTCGAGTTTAATAACATTATCTAAATAAACACAGGAGGATCAAAAACAATGGCCAAGACAAGAGAAAACAAAACTATTTCTCAATTTAAGGGTGCTCTCATCGGTGGCGGTGCAAGACCTAATCTGTTCGAGGTAGAGTTAACTACTCTACCTGCAGGGATACAATGGAATGCAGACAGCTTTAGATATATGTGTAAAGCTGCATCATTACCTGCTTCTAATATAGCAGCAATTGATGTTCCATTTAGAGGTCGTATTTTCAAGGTTGCTGGAGACAGAACATTTGATACATGGACTGTAACTATCATCAACGACGAAGGATTTATCCTTAGAACTGCGATGGAAGAGTGGATGAATCAGATTTCTAAGTTAGAAAATAACTTGGGTGCTACTCAACCACAGTCTTATATGACTAATGCTAAGGTATTCCAACTTGGTAGAGGTTCTAAGACAAGCAGTGAAGATAACACTGGTGAGAAGAATACAGTTCTTAGAGAATACGAATTCGTTGATATTTTCCCAACGAATATATCTGCTATTGACTTATCTTACGAATCAAGCGATACTATAGAAGAATTCACAGTTGAATTCCAAGTTCAATCCTTCAGTCTTGCTGGAAACGGTCAAGCCGACTAGCATAAATAGTAAGAAGGAAAATTAAATAAATCATGGCTAAGCTATTTGGGTTCTCTATTGAGGACACAGAACCACTATCACCTAATGCGGTCTCCCCCGTCGCTCCTAATGATGAGGACGGGGTTGACCATTACATGAGTAGTGGTTTTTTTGGTTCTTATGTTGACTTAGAAGGTGTCTACCGAACTGAGTTTGAGTTAATTAAACGATATAGGGAAATGGCACTTCATCCAGAAGCGGATAGTGCTATTGAAGATATCGTGAATGAAGCAGTTGTTTCAGATTCAGATGATGTTCCTGTAGAAATAGAACTTTCCAATCTTAATGCTAGTGATGGTATTAAGAAGAAAATAAGATCAGAATTTAAGTATATTCTTGATCTTTTAGACTTTGGTAAAAAATCTCACGAAATTTATCGTAACTGGTATATTGATGGAAGGATTTATTACCATAAGGTTATTGACTTAAAGAGACCACAAGATGGCATCCTGGATTTGCGTTATATTGACGCAATGAAGATGCGTTATGTTAGACAAGAGAAGAAGCAAGAAAAGGATAAGTACTTTAATATGAATAATAGATCTGGTGATAATCCAATGGATTATAAGTGGCCAGAGTTAGAAGAGTACTTTATATACAATCCAAAGCAACAATATCCAACAGGAAATATAAATGCAACAGGTGCAAGTCAAGGAATTAAGCTAGCGAAAGATGCAGTAACATATTGTACATCAGGTTTAGTAGATAGAAATAAAGGAAATACTCTTTCTTACTTGCATAAAGCAATCAAATCACTCAATCAACTTAGAATGATTGAGGATTCTCTAGTAATATACAGACTATCTCGTGCTCCAGAACGTAGAATTTTCTATATTGATGTAGGTAATTTACCGAAAGTAAAAGCAGAGCAATATCTCAGAGATGTGATGATGCGATATCGTAACAAACTCGTATACGACGCTAACACAGGAGAGGTACGTGATGACAAAAAGTACATGGCGATGCTGGAAGATTTCTGGCTCCCTCGGAGAGAAGGAGGACGTGGTACTGAGATTTCTACTCTTCCAGGAGGTCAAAACCTCGGTGAGATCACGGACATCGAGTACTTCAAGAAAAAATTATACCGTTCCCTCAACGTACCTCCATCAAGAATGGACGGGGAAGGAGGATTTAACCTCGGAAGATCATCAGAAATCTTAAGAGATGAACTTAAGTTTACTAAGTTTGTAGCACGTTTGAGAAAGAGATTCTCAAAAATGTTTGATGATATGCTTAAGACACAGTTAATTCTTAAGAACATATGCACCCCAGAAGACTGGGAAATTATGAGTGAACATATACAATATGACTTCTTATATGATAATCATTTCTCAGAACTTAAAGAATCTGAGTTATTAAATGAAAGAATTACTACAGTACAAGCAGCAGAACCATATGTTGGAACATATTTCTCCCAGGATTATGTAAGACGTAAGATTCTTAGACAAACTGATGAAGAGATTCTTGAACAGGATAAGTTAATAGAGAAGGAAATTAAGGATGGAACTATACCTGATCCATCAATTCCAGTAGATCCTGAGACTGGAATGCCATTAGATAGTGCAGCAGGAATGGATTTAGGTGCTCCAGTCATGGAACCTAACCTTGATGGCACTAAGGATGGTGGTATGACTCAACTACCCAAGGGTGGAGAGATATAAATATTAAGGATTAAACACATTATTTGGAAATTATTATGCCTGAAGTTACTAATGATGATTTAATGGATATGATTATTGCTGATGAATCACCATCTAATATAAGCGATAAGATTAAAGATATCCTATACGCAAAGTCTGCAGATAAGGTAGATGCACATCGACCTAATGTTGCTGGACAAACTTTTGATGCACAGGATGAAATTGAATCCGAAGAGTAGTGTTTATAAATAACTAAATAACTGGATTTTAGAGGGTTAGACAATGTTAATAAAAGTTTTAGCAGCAGAAGGTAATTTATCCTCTGCTTCTAATGTTGACTTAGCTACTGTAGTACGGCTTTATAATGCCCATAGTGCTGCTGTTGTTATTACTAGAAAAACTTCTGGTGGTACTACAGTTGGTAGTTTAAGTGTTGGTACATTGGATACAGTCCTCTTGGAGAAAGATGCATCAGATACTCTAACTGCAGCATCTAATGGATCCAGTATGAAGGTTGTAAAGATCGCTTACGGTAACTAAAATGAAACTCATTAGAGAAGAAATTGAGTCAGTAAAATTTATTACTGAGCAAACAAAGTCTGGTAAACAGAACCTTTATATTGAGGGTATCTTTTTACAGGGTAACATTAAAAACCGTAATGGAAGAATGTATCCTATGGAAACTCTCCAAAGAGAAGTTGCCAGGTACAATGAATCCAATATAGTTTCAGGTAGAGCACTTGGAGAATTAGGTCATCCTGATGGTCCAACTGTTAACCTTGATAGAGTATCCCATAAAATTGTTTCACTTAAAGAAAGTGGTTCTAATTTTATAGGTAAAGCAAAGATCCTGAATACACCAATGGGTCAAATTGCATCATCACTTATTAGTGAAGGTGTAAAATTAGGTGTATCATCTCGTGGTATTGGTTCTCTAAAACCAACCCGTGAAGGATTTAATGTTGTTGGAGATGACTTTATGTTAGCAACAGCAGCAGATATCGTAGCAGATCCTTCTGCACCCGATGCATTTGTTGAGGGAATTATGGAAGGAAAAGAGTGGATCTGGGAAGGAAATACTTTCAGAGAGAAACTTGCTGAAGATACAAAAAATAAGATTGAGTCTCTTACTGCCCAGAAAGCACTCGAAGAACATAAATTAGGATTATTTAATGAGTTTATTAACTCATTGTAATTTCTTCATTTATAAATAAATATAGATTTTAACTTTTACAGGAAATCGGAGAGAAACCCAATGTCTAGTGGCAAAGAATTACAAGAAATGGAAGTAGGCACTACACCCTCCAAAACGAAGGCCAATGCAGCTGCATCACCTGGTGATCCTTTGCCAAAGGCTGGTAGTAATGCAGCAGGTGTATCTACTCCAGGAAACTCGGCAGAAGTCGAGGATCTAGGTGGACCTGATCCATCTAACTACAAACCTGATGATGATTCAGCAAAACTGAAGACTCCAGGTAAGACCCTTAAGCAAGTTAAGGATGTAGTTAATAAGAAAGCAAGTGCTGGCGACAGTGTTGCTACTTCTGCCACTAAGGTATCCGTACCTGAAGAAGTTGAAGCAACTGAAGATGAAGTTGTCTCAGAAGAGGAAGTTACTACTGATGAAGTAGTAGCAGAAGAAGAGACTACTGAAGAAGAAGTTGTTGCTGAAGAAGAAACTACTGAAGAGCCAGTAGTTGCTGAAGCACCTGAGTATAACATCGAAGAAGATGTTAATGCTCTCGTAGAAGGTGAGGAACTTTCCGAAGACTTTAAGAATAAGGCAAAAACAATTCTTGAAGCAGCAATCAACGGTAAAGTTACTGCCATCGAAGAAGGTCTCAAGAAAGAGTACGAGGAGAAACTCGTTGCTGAGGCTGAAGAGTTTAAGACTGCTCTTAATGAGC